CAGTTTGGTCATCGAACAAATCCTGTAAGTCGATAGGAAGTTTCTTGTAAATGCCAAGACCCTTCAAATCACGGCGAACCGCTTCGATTTCTTGGTCAAGTTTGGTTGCACCTTTTTCATGAGCAAGGGCTGTGCCATTGGCGGTTGCCTTCATAGCATAGACAGCACCTGCACGGACACCGAGCGTGCGGAAGGTGTTCAAGATTTCAGCCTTATCGACCCAAGTCTTGAAGAAGATTTGCTCAATGCGAGCAGGTAAGATAGCATCGCCTGCAATGGCTTTGCTCTTGATGTTTTCCTGCCATGCTTTCATGATTTGCTCGTTCGAGCCACGATGAAACTTCATGACAATGTTCTTGAAATCAGCGAGAGCCTCTTTGGATTTCAAGTAATCAGAACTTTTGACAGTCTGAACTGGGGAAGCCTTCTCAACGATTGCTTCCTTTGCAATTTCTTTGTCCATTTCGGATTCCTTTTCTTCTTTTAATTCTTCGGCAGGTTCTTCAACCTTTTCAGGTTCGGCTTCTGCCACAGCCTCTTTTTCTTCGCCTTCGTCTGCCTGTTCTTCGGCAACTTTGGCTTCCTCATCGGAGGATTCGACAACTTCCGCTTCCGCTTCGGTTTCCTCAACGATGGTTTCTTCAACCGCTTCTTCGGTCTTGTCGGCTTCGACAACATCGATTTTTTCGGCTTCTTCCATTTGTTCGCCTCCGAGCAGGGATTTGATGGCGAGCAATCTTGCTTCTTTGTTTGCGCCACGGAATACAACTGAAACTTCAAGAACTTCGGCATTCGAAATGACTTGCGTGTCATAGTCATAGTCGAAGTCGCTCATTGTAATCGAGAACGCATTGGACAAATGCCCTTCTTCGACAAGCGTGAGAATCTCTTGTGCGATTTCTCGCTTCGAGAATCCTGCCTCGAAGATGAGTTCGTCATCAACATAGAACGCCTTGCGAACGCTTCCGATGACATCACGAATGTCCGCTGAATGGTTCAACATCAACGGAATATCGACTCCTTCAACGCCATTCTCGCCAATCTGCGAAACACGAATTTCGCCACCTGACTTCAACGGCAATCGGAGGGATGCAACATCGACACGCTCGCCATGTCGGTCGAGTTGATTTGAAGAAGCGACAAACTGGATTCTGCGCTCGCCTTCGGCATCTTTGGTTTTCAAAGCACCGTCGATTTGCACAGATTTCATTTTGATTTCTTCTGCCATGTTTCCCTTTTAATTTGATTTGATTCAACAAATCGCTCAATTGAGCATTGATTCGTCTGATTCTCATTTTTGAGGCGAGAGGGGTGGCAACAAAAAACCGCAGGTAAGGGTGGGCATCGCCTGCGGTATTTTCAATTATGATTCGTTTTTGGGTGGCACTTCTTTTTGTTCAAAACGATAGTTGATTTCATCCGTGGTTGAACATGGCGTGATGACCTTCACATTGAGGTGCGCTTTGCATTTGGAGTTTGGGCAGACAAGATTCTCGATGATTGTCGTGCCTTTGATGTCCATGATGTATCTGCCACAATGCTTGCAAGTGAATTTCATGGCTATAACTCCACCACATCAAACACGCATTGGCAATTCGGATGCGCATTCGGTGTCAGCATATCGTCCCAATCGTTCAGGTAAATTGCGCCATCAAATTCGAGTTTCGTTCCGAGTGGCACGAACGCTTCGCCTGTTGCCACGACCGAGCCGTTCATGTATTGGCAGAACTCGCAAGGCTCGGCAGATGTCGTGCGCCACTTGAAGCCGAATTTGCGACCTGATACCTTTTGCAACTCTTTGACGGCATCCACCTGTCCGAGATTGTCGGCACGATGTTCTTCGGTGTTCGTGATGCGGTCAATGCGCCATTTATTGTCTTTGGCGGTGTTTTTAATCGCTTTGGCGAGGTCTTTGGCGGTCGTCGCCTTGCCTTCGCCGTTCTTCACAACGTTGTCAATCGTGTTGCGAATCGATTGCGTGATTTGGTCGCTAAACGAATTGACCACCTCGCTCGTGATTTTCTCGTATTGCTTCTGCGCTTCGTCTGAAATCACATAGTTTTGCAATTCAGGAATCGTGATTGTGATGCCGAAGCGTGCAATCGTGTCCTGATAGCGTTTTTCGCCTGATTTGAGCATCCTTGCGAACAATAATGCAAGCAACGCCATTTGCAACTTATATTTCGCTTCGTCCGACGGTTCAGGGACAGGAATCTGCTCCGCTTCATATTCGTCAATCAAGCCATCGCCGTTTTCATCATATTGTTCAAGACCGATTGCCGATATTTCTTTGGATGCCAACTGCGAATCATTCAGCGTTGCGTTGATAACGCTCTGATAGAAGTTTGTAAGCAGTTGGCGCAAGGCTTTTAAAGTCTTTTGGTCTGCCTCCTTGTGAATCTCATCGTGATGATGCGAACAATGCGTTGGTGCGGACTTCATGACGGCGATTTCAGGCGTTTCTTCAACCTCGCTACCTTCATCCACATCAGGCTTGTCATTGACGATCTCGCCGTCATCATCTGCGCCCTTTTCGAGCAACTTGCGTGCGTTGCTGAACTCAAAGGCATCAATGATAGAGTCGAGCGAATAGCCTCTGTCGAGCATTTGGCTGATAATATCTGCTTCGACTTTCTTCGTTTCGGCTTCAATCTTTTCTTCTTCCGCTACATTCGGCACATCGAGGTCGAATGTAATGGCAAAGCCAAGACCGCCTGTGATGCGGTTCATCTCATGCGTGAAGCGAGTCCAAATCTTCATAGCGAACGGTTTGATTGTGTATTCAATGAACACTTGTTGGTCGATACGGACGGATGCATAGCCCTTGTTTTCATTCACGCCACGAACGGAAGCAGGCACGCCGAAGGTCGAGTCAATCTTGTCATTGACCTGCTTGAATATCGTGTCGAGCGACATATCTTTGTTGGCTTGCGCAAACGGAATCCACTCAATCTGCGCAGGTGCAACCTGTCCTGTGTCGGTAGAGATTGGGCGGTGGATGTAGGCAACGTTGTTGTTATTGCCTGAACCTCTGAACTTCTTCTGCATCGAATCAACGATGTCGTTGAATGCTTCTGCGGTCGGTGCGGTAATGATGAACTCGCCTGCTGGCACAGCACCATTCTCGAAATGCCCTGCCTCATAGTTGGCGATGAAGTCATCGATGTTTGCCCACTTTTGCACAGCCTGCGTTGGCGAATAGCCTGCATCGAGGTCATTTGGGTCAATGCCTGCGTAGAGTTCAATCACGTCATGCTCGTTGAACTCGTGTTTGAGGTCTGCGGTCTTGTAGAACTTATGACCATCAACGACACGAATCTGACAATCTTCGAGGAACGTGAATCCGCCGATATTGTCAGGAGTGATACCATTGCCACCTGCGACCAATTCGCCTGATTCATAGTGCCACACAAGCAAATAGACCTTGCGATGCGTGAGCGTTCCGATTGCCAACGCTTCACGAAAGTCGGTCGAACTCATCTGCTGATTTGGATGATATATCTTATCGAGCAACGGAACTTTTTCGAGTGGCTTGCCGTTTGCATCGATTGCGTATGGTCGAATCTTGACGAACTCGTTCGCAATCTTGCTGACGGACGGATAGATGTTGTCATAGGCGATTCCCTTTGCGAAGTCGTAGGTCAGCGACCCGTGAAACGGAATCCCCCCATGATATTGATATGCTTTTTGAGCCATGACATTTGTCGGCTCGTTTTTCTTATCGCTCATTTTGAGCATTGATTTGATTTTGTCGAACATACCCTCATTTTCTGCGTGATAAGGGTGGCATCAAAAAACCACCGTCTTAGGTATCACTCCTTTTGAGCGGTGGTCGGCGAATAGTGCTTTTGCAGAGTTCGCCTTGCGCATGATTCCATTCTATCACGATGCAGGGTGGCGTTATTTTGCGCTCCAACGTGCTTGAATTGCGTTCTGTGCGATTTCTTTGCGTGAGTTGGGCGTTCTTGTGGCATTTGCCTTCCGCCCAAAAAATCTTTCACAATTTTGGGCAGTTTTAGCGCATTTGAGCGTATTGAATCGGCTTCCGTTCCATATCTCGGACGGCATAAGCGAGCGCATCCATGATGTGGTCGTTGCCGTCCTGTGGCTCGTCTATGATTTCGCCTGTGCGCTTCTTGCGCCAAGCATAGGTCAGATATTCACGTTCGAGTTCAGTATCGGTGCGCAGATAGTGAATCTTTCGGCGCATGACGAGTTCGATGTTGTAGCGTTTGCCGTTCATCTTCTCGCCTGCCGTCTTGTTTGAGCCGATCGCTCGCAGACCATTTGCCTGCATCTCGGCGATGATTTCAGGGCGTGCATTGTCGCAAACGAACAGCGCATTAGGCAATTTCTTCAACTTCTCTATCAAAACAGGTGTCAAAATCTTGATGTCGCACAATTCAGTTTTCAGATAGAGCGATTCATCCTCATCCTCATAGACCGCCACGACCGCCGTTGGGTCATTGCTGAATCCGAAATCCACGCCATAACGTTTCAAAACGGCTGATTGCGGAATATCATCAACAGGGATCCAGCCTTCATACACGTTGCCTTCGAGTGAGCCAATCTCGCCGAGTCCATACACTCGCCACCAGTTCGATGTGCCATCGCCTTTGCGGAGTTCGAGCGTTTTCACGATATTGTCGCTCAATGCTTCGTTGTCCAAGTAATTCAATTTAACGAAATCCACGTCAGGGCGTGTCAGCAGGTCATGCGCCCAAAATTGATTCACAGGGTTGAAGTCGAGCGTGATTTTCTGTTCGGTGCGAACTTCCAATTGGTCGAAGGCATCTTTCGTGATGCGGTTCGCCTCGTTTATGAACAATCTGTCTCGCCTTGCGCCAAGCGCATCCTCCGAGTCTGCTGAATAGAACTCAATGATTGACCTGTTCGGCAACGTGAGTGTCGAATAGGTTGAGTTCCACTCGGCAACATCCCACACATTCGTTTCGTGGCAGATTTTGAGGAAATCTCGCATCGCACCATGTCGCAGGTTCGGCATTGTGTCCGACATGATAGTTGTCAAAATGCCGTCCTGCATGATTGCCTCATTCAGTTCATCGAGCAAGATGTCATAGGTCTTGCCTGCGGACGTTCCGCCCTGCACAATCCGAATGCGCTTTTTGAGCGCACGAATCTTGCGCAGAGCGGTCGTTTCTTGAAGTGTCATTTTTTGTCATCCATCGGCAGAATCGGTTTCAATTCGATGTTGCGATTCTCGTTGATTTGCTTCGGCAAGCCATAGACCTGATTGGCGAGTTGCGTGAGCATCGACAACTTGTCTGACGATTTCATATCAATATCAAGCAGGACTTCCGCCGTTGTGCGCTCGACCTTACTTGCCTTTGGGTCATTGAGGACGGCAGAGAGTTCCGCTTCGTCCATCGTGAGCATCTTTTCCCATTTGAATCTCAACGTGTCCTCTTTCTTCCATGCGCCGTTGTGTCTGCGTTCAGGGTATTTCTCGAAGCCGTCAGGAGTTGGCACACCGCCACGACCGACACTTGGCTTCCGTTGCTTTGTAGGGTTTTTATGTTCTGACATCATTCCTCCTCCCCACAGAGTTCGGCGATGGTGTATGGTAAACCTGTGCAAATATTGTCAATGCCCTCATCGTCATCGAAGTCTATTCCATATGTTATGCCGTCATCATCTGTTTTATAGAAACATTTATTTATTGACTGATAATAAATTTCATTGGATATTCCCAACGAAGCAAAGAATGACTTAACGGTATCAAGTTTTTTCTCGTCTTTGATGAGTGGCTCTTTTGACTCAGAATCTGGCTCATAGTCCATAGTATCTATAATCCCATCAGCCTGAGCAATGGGAACATACCTATGGTTGTCTTCATCGAATGTGAATAGCCCTTTATATTTGCTCATTCTTCCTCCTTAATTTCTAACATTCGCTTGCTTAGGATTTTCTGAT